GTACCACGGCGGCAACGTGTCCTCGGACACGAAGCACCTCCTGAACATCGGGCTGTATTCGTCCGTCGCAACGGCCGTGCCGGGCGTGCTGCACCTCGTCGACATCGTGATGTACTACCCGGCGCTGTCGAACAGCATCACGACGACGCAGACGCTCGTCAACTCGAACACGTTCACGGCGTCTAGCTCCTCGGGTCTGCTGCTTACGTACATCAACGACTTCGGCTCGGCGACCCACTACACGTCGGTCACGTTCTCCAACTCGGGCGGCGCGCTGCCCACCGGGCTGAACAACACCGACGTCTTCTACATGGTCCGCCAGTCGGCGACGACCGCCAAGGTCGCTACCAGCGAGGCGAACGCCATCGCGGGCACGTTCGTCGCCTTCACGGACGCCGGCACCGGCACGCACACGCTGACCGTGACGCCGAACCGCTACGCCGACGGCGCGGGGCTGCGCATGTACACAGTCGCCACCGCGACGGTGACGAACACGGCGACGCCGGTCATGCATGCGTCGAACTTCCAGTACACCAACAGCGCCGGCACGACCAGCCGCGTGCTGGGCGCGGTGGTGAACTACACCGTGGGCGGCACGTCGATCCCACCGGTCGGCAAGATTTTCCACTCCGGCGTGGCTTCGGCGAACTACGCACCTTACCTGCCGCTGCAGGCCGGCGACGTCGGCGTGCGGCGCGTGACGCAGTACGCGCTCTCGACGGCCTACGGCTCTGCGCAGGCCGGCACGCTGGTCGTCTGCAAGCCGCTCGCCACGGTGCCAATCGTGACGGCGGCGGTCGCGGGCGAGCGCTCGATGGTCATGCAGCTACCGTCGCTGCCCCGCATCTACGATGGCGCGTGCCTTGGCCTGATCTTCTTCCCGGGCGCGGCGACCGCGGCCAACACGCCCTTCATGGGCTACTGCGACTTCGGGTGGGGCTGATGAACGCGAAAGAGGTACGTGACTTGGTGAACGACCTGTCGCAGTGGGGCGGGAACGCGTACACGCTTGCCATGCGAATCGCCGAGCGACAGCGCGAAGACGACGCGCAGATCGCCGAGTCGCACGGCCAGCCGGAGGTGGCGGAGGCCACTCGTGCTCCTGCGTAATGGCCTGATCGGCACGATGTCACCCCTGTCCCTCCTCGGGGCGGGGTGGCAGAACTTCGTGCAGGACACCGCCGTGATGAACCAGTCCAACGCGGAGGGGTTCACCAAGCTGAGTTCGTATTCGCAGGGGCTATACTTCCCGCACTGCATGATCCCGCCGCGCACTGCGGGGCGCATGGTGTCGCACGACACCATGGTCGGCGAAGGCGACGTGTCCGACGCCGACGTGTGGGCCGTGAAGCTCGCCGAGGCGGCGCTCACCGGCTCGGGCGACCTGACCGCCGTCGGCAGCCTGATCGTCCAACTCGTTGCTGCCATCACGGGCAGCGGCACGGTAAGCGTGGCCGACCTGAAGGCCTTCCTGCAGCTCGCCGCGGCGATCTCGGGCAGCGGCGTTGCCGCCGGCACGGCCACCGGCGCGGGCGCGCTCCTCGCGGCGCTGACCGGCGCGTCGAGCCTGAGCCCCACGCTCACCGGCACCGGCGCGCTCGACGCCGACCTCGTCGTCACCGGCACGGGCCTCACCACCGCCAACGTCGGCGAGGCCGTCTGGTCCGCGCTGGCCGCGGCCAACAACACCGCCGGCACCATGGGCGAGAAGCTGAACGACGCGGGCAGCGCGGCGAACCCGTGGACAGAGGTTATCGAGTCGGGCTACACCGCGGCCGAGATCCTGCGGCTGATCGCCGCCGTCGCCCAGGGCGACGCCAGCGGGCTCGAAGGCGCCGCGCCCGTCTTCAAGTCGATCGACGGCGCGACCGACCGCGTCACCGCCACCTACAGCGGCGGCACGCGCACGATCACCGGGCGCGATGCGGCATGAGTTGGTACGGGAATTGGAACGGAAACGCGGCCGGCAGTTGGTGGGGGGCTGCGGTGCGGGCGGTAAACAACTGGATCATTCGCGCTCGTAGGCGCGGCCGACGATAGGAGACGAGCATGCAAGAACCCCTTGCCGCTGAAGACGTCAACGGCATGGGGGAAGGTGCGCCCGTCGTCGAGCTCACCGAGGAGCAGCTGGCGGAGATCGCGCGCCGCGAGGCCGAGGTCGAGGCCGAGAGGCAGGCGATGCTGGATGCGCTGGGCGTGACGCTGGCCGGCAACCGCTCCAAGGCGATCATGTTCCGCGAGTCCTCCGGCATCGAGCAGGAGTGGCTCGAGGACGAGGAGCACTACGAGGGCATCGACGACATGAACCGCTGGGAACGGCGGGCATGGAAGGGCAAGCCCCCGGAGGCCCCGAGCCCGACGGAGCAGCGCGCCGGCAACCAGTCGACTATCTTCCTGAACATCACGCGGCCCTACTGCGACGCGGCTGCGGCTCGCATGGGCGACATGCTGTTGCCGTCGGACGACCGGGCGTGGGCGATTATGCCGACGCCGATCCCTGAGCTTGCCGACATGGCGAAGGGGAAGTTTCCGCAGCACATCCTGCGGCAGGCGGCGACGCAGTTCCCGGGCAACCCGCAGGCGGCGCAGGATTCTCTGGCGAACGCGGTGGACGCCGCGATGCGGGAGATGGACGAGTCCAAGAAGAAGGCCGAGGCTGCCGCCAAGCGCATCGAGGACTGGCATGTCCAGTGCCAGTACCACGCCGAGGTGCGCAAGGTGCTGGACGACTGCGCGAAGATCGGCACGGGCATCCTGAAGGGCCCGTTCCCGGTGAAGAAGAAGGTGGTCGCGTTCGTGCAGGGCGCGATCGTGCTGAAGGAGGAGATCCAGCCCGCCAGCATCCGCGTCGACCCGTGGAAGTTCTACCCGGATCCCGGGTGCGGCGAGAACATCCACAACGGCAGCGGCTGCTGGGAGTACGACGACATCAGCGAGAAGGCCCTGGCCGACCTGCGCGGCACACCGGGCTACATCGATAGCCAGCTGGAACTGGTGCTGGCCGAGGGGCCGATCAAGGCCGGCAAGGTGGCGCCAGATCGCCCGCTTCCCGACGGCCATCACGTCGATCGCGATGCCCTGTACCAGATCTGGTACTACCACGGGAACCTGTCGCGCGAAGACATGGCGGTGATGGGGTGCGCGTGCGAAGAGGGGCACGTCTCTGTGCCGGCGCAGATCACGATGATCAACAACCGCGTCGTGCGCGCCGTGCTGAACCCGCTGGACACCGGCGAACTGCCCTACGACCTGATGATCTGGCAGAAGCGCACCGGCATGCCTTGGGGCATGGGCGTCTCGAGGCAGATCCGCACGCCGCAGGAGATCGTGGTCGCCGCCGGCCGCAACATGATGGACAACGCCGGCCGCGGAGGCGGCCCGCAGCTGGTGGTGCAGCAGGGCGTGGTGGTGCCCGAGGACGGGGTCTACGAGGTGACGCCGTGGAAGGTGTGGCTCGCCGGCGAGGACGCCGACATGGAACACATCGACAAGGCGTTCCGGTTCGTGACCATCCCGATGATCCAGGTGGAGCTCACGGCCATCATCCAGTTGGGCCTGAAGTTCGCCGAGGACGTCACCGGGCTGCCGATGCTGCTGCAGGGTCAGCAGGGCAAGGCGCCGGACACGCTCGGCGGCATGCAGATGCTGAACAACAACGCGACGGCGGTGCTGCGCCGGATCGCGCGCTTCTTCGACGACCTGATCACCGAGCCGCACGTCCGGCGCTACTACACCTTCCTCCTGCAGTACGGCGAGGATTCGGAGAAGGGCGACTTCCACATCGACGCGCGCGGGTCCAGCGCGCTGGTGCAGCGCGACCTCGAGAACCAGGCCATCGGCGAGATGGCGAACATCGTGCTGAACCCGGCGTTTGGCAAGGATCCCAAGAAGTGGATCAACGAGTACCTGCGCTCGAGGCACCTCGACCCGAAGCGCTTCGACTACGACGACGAGCAGTGGCAGCAGATCGTCGAGAACATGGCGAAGGGCCCGCAGGACGCACGCGCCGCGATCGCGCAGATCAAGGCGGCGTCCGACGAGCGGCTGCTGCGGCTGGAGCAGGCCTTCGAGGGCGCGCAGAACGACAAGGACCGCGCGCTGCAGTGGGCCATCACGCAGATCGGCCTGACGGTGAACGCCGCGAATCTGGATCAGGACACGCGGAAGAACCTCGAGAACATCAAGGCGAAACTGGGAGAGACGGTGATCAAGCTCGGAGCGCAGGAGCGCATGCAGGTCCGCGGGATCGGTGCGAAGCAGGTGGTGCAGCCCCCGGTGGAGCCGCCGGGCCGCGCGAAACCCGGACAGGCGTTCGTCGCATGAGCGGCTACAAGGGAACGGTGTACGCCGAACTGGTCGTCTTCTGCGCGCCGGTCGGCACCAAGGAGTTCGTGCCGGTGCACAGGAACAACCTGCCGGACGAGATCCTCCATCCTCGCGTGATGGCGATGATGGCCGACGGCAACGAGTGCGAGTTCGCCGGCGTCGTCTACCGCGCCGCCGATCGCCAGAACATGGCCCTCGTCAATGCCCATTAACCCAGGCGACCTGACGGACGAAGAGCGCCAGTCGCCGCTCTGGAAGAAGGTGCAGGTCGTCCTCGAGGAGCGGCTGCAGACGCTGCGCGAGAAGAACGACAAGCCCTCAACGCCGGAAGACACGGCCGACACGCGCGGCCGTATCGCGGAGGTCAAGCGGATGCTCGGCCTGGGCGAAGAGAGGCCGCAGTTCACGAAGAAGATCCGGCAGCCGAGCGCTCCCGCTCGGTAGCCCGACACGGTGTCAGCCGCGCGAGCCGCTGACGAAGGCCCGCATGGCGGGCGACTTGCAGTGAGGAACCAGTGACCACCGATACCCAGCAAGACGCAGTGACAGACGCGGCGGCCGAAGAGCGCGCCGCGCTGGAGTCGTTCGCGAATGCGATGGGCATCTCAGCGCCTGCCGACGCTCCCGCGGAGCCCACGCCGGAGGAAGTCGAGGCGCAGAGGGCCGCGAAGGCGGAAGCCGACGCGGCGGCAGCGAAGCAGGCCGAGGATGACTGGCTTGCCTCGGTGCCGCCGTCGGTTCGCGACGCGCTGGGAATGGTGAAGTCGATCGACGGTCGCGTGCGCAACATGACCGGCGAAGTGAAGGCTCTGTCGGGTACGACGAGCGAGTTGAAAGCCGCATTCGAGGCCGCGAACGCCGCCAAGGGTGCCGGTGGAGACGCGCCGTCGACCGCGCAGATCGCAGCCGCGTCTGGAGACGCGGTCAAGTGGAAGCAGATGACCGAGGACTTCCCCGAGTGGGCCGAGGCCGTCGAAGAGCGACTCGCCGCAGGCATCAAGATGCCGGCCGCGCAGCCCGTCGACGTCGCCGCGATCCGCTCCGAGGTGAAGAACGAGGTCGCGATGGAACTGCGCGCCGAGCTCGTAGAGGACGAGCACCCCGGCTGGCAGGAGACGGTGAAGACGCCGGACTTCAAGGCGTGGTACACCGCTCAACCGCAGGACGTTCAGGCGCTGTCCGGCAGCATCCGCGTCTCCGACGCGAAGAAGCTGCTGAAGCTGTACGCCGAACGCAGCAACGAGCCCGCGCCCGACGCGCCGGCCACCGGAGAGCCCGCGCCCGCAGCGCCGGCAAAGCATGACCCCAAGAGCCGGCTCGAGGCCGCCGTTCCCGCAACCACGGGGAAATCGGTGCTTCGCGCTGAACCCATGTCCGAAGAAGAGGCGGCCCAGAGAGCGTTCGAACGCATCCACGGGAAGCGCCGATAGGAGAACATCATGGCCCAGCAATACGCCACCCCCACCGCCGCGCGGATCGGCGCGGTGAAGGGCGAGATCCTCGCCCACGCCATCCCGGTCGAAGTGCTTGGCATCACCGGCGAGCAGAAGAAGCTCGGCAAGAACGAGTCCGACACCATCAAGTTCCGGCGCTGGCTGCCCTACGGCGGCGCGACGACGAACGCGAACACGATCAACCGCTGGTCGGTGACCGCGTCCGCGCACGTCCTGTCTGAAGGCGTGACGCCGGCGAGCGACACGCTGTCGGCGCAGGACATCACCGTCACCATCCAGCAGTACGGCTGCCTGTACGAGATCACCGACAAGACGTTCGACCTCTACGAGGACGACGTCGCCTCGGAAATGCGCAAGCAGGTCGGCCAGCGCATGGGTCTGGTGCGCGAGATGGTGCGCTACGGCGAACTGAAGGCCGGCACCAACGTCTACTACGCCGGCGGCACCACGCGCGTCACGGTGAACGCCAAGATCAACCTGAACGTGATCCGCCGCGCGACCCGCAACCTGCGCGCGAACCACGCCGGGATGATCACCTCGGTGCTCTCGCCGAGCCAGATGGTCGGCACGGCTCCGGTCGAGGCCGGCTACCTCGTCTTCGTGCACAGCGACGCGGAAGCCGACGTGCGCGACCTGCCGGGCTTCGTGAAGGTCGCGGAGTACGGCCAGCGCAAGCCGGTGCACCCGATGGAGATCGGCAGCTGCGAGACGTTCCGCTTCATCATCAGCCCGGAACTCTCGAGCTACGCGGACGCGGCGACGTCGGTGACTGCGTCGTCCTACGGCCTGTACTCGACCACCGGCACCAACCCGGACGTCTACCCGTTCATCGTGGCGGGCGAGATGGCCTGGGGCCAGGTGACGCTGCGCAGCGCGGCCGACCTCGACCTGACGTGGATCCCGCCGGGCCAGAAGGACAAGTCCGACCCGATGGGCCAGCGCGGCTACGTCGGCGCGAAGGGCTACCACGCGGCGAAGATCCTCAACCAGGGCTGGATGGCCGTCATCGAGGCCGGCGTCTCGGCGCTGACCTGAA